GCTAAACTTGGTGCTTTTTCTTGTACACAATCTGCCCGCACATACCTAACCTCATCAATCATCAAACTATCCGGTTTACTCATCTGACCCTCCTTTGTTTTATCGCCTGTTAGAACATCTTTCACGCCACGTCATCGGTTGACCTCTATTTTAATTCTATCCATTAGCAACTTAACGTATGGAATTATGCAATCTATCTGGCTTGGCGTGAAACGCAAGACGCGCCAGCCTTGCAGGACGGCTTGGTTATACTTTTCGCAGTCCTTGGTAAAACCTGTACCGGTAGTATGGCGTCCGCCTGAATACACGCCCCCTTCGCACTCGCCTGCTATCAATCTATCAGTCCATGCAAAGTCAAACCGCCAGCGTCTTGGCGGCGCAAAGACATATTCTCGCACCGGCTCAATGCCAGCCGCTATCAACCGCCTAAAAACCAGCTCCTCAAACTCGCTGACGCGCTTTTTGGGTTTAGGCTTATCTACTATCCTGCCATTGGCCCAACGATCAGGCCGCTGTTGACGCTTTAAAAGTTCTGTGTACTCTTCCCTGGATATCCCCATTACTTAACCTCCAACATTGGACCTTAAGAAACAACCTTCGGGAATAACTCTTTTATCCCTTGTTCTTTAATATTCACTATCTGCTCTCGTTCTACCAACGACAATATCCATGCTCTTGCTTGTAACGCTGTAACGCACTCCGGCGGCACGGATTTCATGTAAAATACTCCAGGAATAGAAGCATGCTCAAAATGTAAATACCGCCTATCAATGTTATTCCCGATTTTCAATTTACGCAGTTCATATTTATTTCCACCGCCGGTATGCTGGTCTGTAAACGTATCAAGCAAGTCGGTTTTAGATATCAACCGTTCAACGCCTATCTTCCTGATTATTTCTCTTTGCACATCGGCATTGGTCTCATCAAAAACTTTTTGAGTATCTATTTTTTCGGCAGGAGTTTCAATTAACCATTTAGGTACTCGTATACCATTTAACCCATATACCGCAAAACCGTCAGGATAGGCTATCGCCGGTCCGGTTTCACAATGTATGCGCCCATTTTTTAGATTGCAAATATCATGCCTTTCGCTTATCCAGCAAATATTTTTATGCGATAAATACCAACCGGCATTTTGAGCGATAATCCATAAACCTTTTAACTTTTCTGTTTGTTTTTCTAATTTTAAAACATTATTAAAATAATCATAAAATCCAAGCCAAGCGGCGTCATTTTGCCCGTAACAACTGTCCCCCACGCTGTCCCTCACGCTGGCCCTCACGCTGGCCTCCACGCTGGCCCACACGCTGTCCCCCACGCTGGCCCTCACGCTGGCCTCCACGCTGGCCCTCACGCTGGCCCACACGCTGTCCCCCACGCTGGCCCTCACGCTGGCCCTCACGCTGGCCCCCACGCTGTCCCCCACGCTGTCCCTCACGCTGTCCCTCACGCTGGCCCACACGCTGTCCTTTTTTAATTTTCCGATTTCAATTATTTTCAAAACGCAATACCGTGTTAATCCTAAAGTTAATGGAGATAAACACCAGACTATTTTAGGATTTTCCAATCCAGCGATCTGGTATGCCTTTTTAACTCCTTCTTCGGCTTCATTGCGATTAGCCGGTTTAGTTGATAAACCTATCGCTAACCATTTATCTCGATAAACTGAAAATTGAGCTTTTTGTTCTTCAGTTAATATTTCTATTTTTGGCATAATTAGTCTTGGGTTTTTCTGCTCTCCATATCTTCATAATTCCATTCTCTTTCCAGGATTTTCTTGACTATCCCCGGCTGTATCGTCTGTATCTTGTGTTCTTCATGGTCTATCTTAGCTGGGCTGTTGACCTTTAGATACATCGTTTCACCGTCCATATACACGTCAACATCACCCTCAACAAGAGTGTGAAGATGGACGCCCTCGCCTTTTTCTACAACAAAACCTTTCGTTGCTTTACACAAAAACTTAGCTGTAACAGGCAACTTCGACTGCTTAAGTAAAATATCCCCATGCTGATAAACTATTTTTTCCATACTACCCTCCTTTTACTTGACCTCCAAAAATTTCCCATTTTCTAGTCTGTAAAACACATCTTCCTTGATTTTTTCGCCGTCAATCTGTACAGTTTTTACGCAGACAGGCGTCCATTCAGCGTTGATATTTTTCCATTCGGCCAATACTATCCAGCAACCTTTTTTAGCTTTAGCGGTATTGTTAAATCCAATCCCCGCGGCAATACTATTTTTACCATTTGCTTCAAGCTGGGCGCAGTCGCCGCTGGCCGCGAGCTTGGCGTAGTGGCCGCTGGCCGCGAGCTGGGCGTAGTCGCCGCTGGCCGCGAGCTGGGCGCAGTGGCCGCTGGCCGCGAGCTTGGCGGAGTGGCCGCTGGCCGCGAGCTTGGCGTAGTGGCCGCTGGCCGCGAGCTGGGCGTAGTCGCCGCTGGCCGCGAGCTTGGCGGAGCGGCCGCTGGCCGCGAGCTTGGCGCAGTGGCCGCTGGCCGCGAGCTTGGCGGAGTGGCCGCTGGCCGCAAGCTGGGTGGAGTCGCCGCTGGTCGCGAGCTTGGCGGAGTCGCCGCTGGCCGCGAGCTGGGCGCAGTAGCCGCTGGCCGCGAGCTGGGCGCAGTGGCCGCTGGCCGCGAGCTGGGCGGAGTGGCCGCTGGTCGCGAGCTGGGCGCAGTAGCCGCTGGCCGCGAGCTGGGCGCAGTGGCCGCTGGCCGCGAGCTGGGCGGAGTGGCCGCTGGCCGCGAGCTGGGCGGAATTACCTTTTTTTGGTTTAGCGGTCTTTAACAAAAAATCTACCGAGGCAATTACGAAGTCTCTTAGTGATAGCTTCGCCCCGATTTTTATTTTGGTAGTGGCTATTTTCGTATCTTTATCGCGTTTATCTATCTTACCTAACGCCTCGGCGGTAGAAAAAATACAGCTCGTTAGGTCAGAATAATTAAGCACGTCCAAAGGGTTGACGCATAAATGAAAACCTTTCTCGCAAACCTTGGCCTCGGCGCACTCGTATTCTTTACCCTCCTCGAACTTAAATCCCTTACAGGTCATGTCTAGGTTATATGCTTTAAACCCTTTAATAACTTTTTGCTTTTTCATACCTCTCCTGTTTTACGCCTTTCATCTATTGACTTCAAAAAATGCTTTAGCGAAACCTGGGTAACACATAGACCTATCGCGCATTCGTTGTTCCCATCTTTCTTTGAAAGTTCCTTTATATTTAACGATACTCATTTTGTCGTTTATACTATTGCCTTTTTCCATTATCGGAAATTGCATAAACGGTTTTTTGGGTGGATTAAAAATACCAAATAGCGCCGTCCGTTTGGTAAAATCCGCGCCAAATTCTTCGGGACTATATACATAAGCTGGTTTGCCCAAAAAATCCTTCAACATGCCTGTCGCCGGATTTTCTATTACCCAAAACTTTAAACAACCGGTTTTTTTGTTTAATGGAGTTTGGTATTGACATTCCCAAATAATCCTTAAACAATGTTGAACACAAACCATACCCTCTCTTAAATCCCTCGGTGTTTTAGCACGACAAGTCCGTGCGATAGAAAACATCGTGCAAGGTGGATTCGCAATAATGCCATAAACATTTTCGGGTGGATGATAGTTTTCAACACCGATGTCCTTGCCGATACAAATGACCTCATAGCCATTGTCACGATAGGGTTGGCTATCGCTACCCATGTCCGCGCAAAGATGTAAAATTTTTTTTCCGTTCATCACAACCCGCCCTTCATTTTTAAGCCTTTTTAGCCCCCCCCTGTACTTTGGATGGTTCAAGAGGGTTTAGACCCTAAATCAATGGGCGAAAACGCCAAAAAACCACATCTCCAGGGCTTCCACGAAGCTCTCTAAACCCACTTTTCCGGGTTTCCGCCCTTTGGCGTCATCCAAGCGCCCTGGGGTAAAACATATCCGTCGCGTTTATTGAACCTGTCGGTCATGCCGCGGGTATTCCTGATGTCGTGCATATCGGTCTGTAAAACGGTGAATTGCCGGGAATCCCGGTCATACTGGATGATCGCGTAACTGAACTCGCCCTGCTCGCGGCCAAAGCCGTATGCCGCGTGGACCGGCTTGCTGCCTTTTAACTCATAGATATTTTCTTGCAGGTTCGTAATAGTAAGTTTGCTGTCTCCCTGCAGATTAAAGTCAAGCCCGCCGGTGAACTCGACGCGGGTATGGTCCGTAAAAGTTTGAGTTTCCCATTGTCCTTTGACGTTCTCGACCGGCTTGAAATCAAGATGTCCGTATTCGGTGGCAGCCCAACGGCAGAGCAAGTCCCGTAGATCCGACTTCGGAACGTAGTCAGCCTTATCACGATTAGACCAGTAATCGGAACGCACTTTCTCTTGGTACTGGAAACCTTGGGTTTCATAGAGCGTTGACCTCCTGTCGTTATAATCCTGGCTACCCCAGCCGCAAAGGATCAAAAGCGCCGGCAACCACAATAAATGTCTCATGCTTTTTCCTCCACCCGGCTGCCAACGTAATAGATAGAACTGATAGCGATCGTGCCGCTGATCAAACTCATCAACGCAAAATGGTCCGCCAGAATAATAAACCCGTAAAATACCGCGGCTGTACTTTTCCAAAGGGTAAGTTGACGGTCTTTGACCATACTCCATACCCCGACTAACCGGGCAAGGCATAGTGCCCGGCCGAAGAATATCTCCATCCCGCCGCGCCCGGACCAACCCCAGTAAAGGTTGCTCAACACGATAACGCCCACGATGTCCGCGGCCAGGGCGATAAAAAACGCTCCCTTTGGGAACGTCCGCGAAACGATCGCCGCCACGATGAACAAAGCTAAAAATAACCACCACCAAACACTAAACCCTAACATATCCATACCGCCTCCTTAGTTCGCCTGCCGCCGTTTTTTAGCCTGCCGCCATCTCTTCTGTTGTTCGTACTTGACCACCTTATCTACCCAGGAAGCCTTCTGCAACCGTTCCTCTTCCCGGCTTATTCTGCACCGATCGCACCGCGGCCCGGGGTTACCGGTCCTTAAAAAACAATTACAATCCGGGCAGCGGCGACCCGCACCGTATTCCCTGCGCGATTGGCCGGCGAAAGTCTTTACTTTTAACATTTTAACTTTGAGTTTTTGCCGTTATCCCTTGCCACTCCTGGCGTTCGGCCACTATCCACGCCTCCGAAAGTGCCGCCTGCAAAACCTTAAACTCAAACCTGCTTAGATGTATGGTTTATTTATAGATATAACACCACCACCATCTCTGGGCAAACCCTGTATCTTCAATATATTCTATGCAATATATTCTAAGATAAGGGAAAATAGGCATTCGCTTTATCAGACACATCACTATCGTAGATGTTCACGCTCTGGGATAGGGTTAGAACCTATAATCTTTTGCCCGTAATCCTAAGATTACTCTTAGGATAGTCTGTTTATTCTGCTCGCTGGCAGAGGCGCGGTGGAGGACGCCGGGAACACCTGTTTTTCATTTATATTATGACGCTCATCTTCCAAGACCAGCGTCAGAGAACCCAATGTGTATTTACCTTTTTGTTGAAATTTTAAAGCATGAATAATTTTATATAATTTTTCGTGAGTTATTTTTATAGCTTCTTGGTTGGTTAATCTTAAAAGCCTGAATCCTCTTTTATTAATAAGCCAATTCTCCCTTTGGATTTCATAATCGGAAGTTTTTGGTTTTCCGTCAATTTCAATTACCATTTTGCGTGGAATAAAAAAGTCAACCACAATACAAAATGTTTCTCCGAAAAATCCTCTTTGGAAAAAATTTCTTATTTTAGCTTGGTTTAGTTTATCTTTAAAGATAAGTTCAGACATAGTAGCCTTTTCTCTAAGCTGTTCTTTTCTTATTCTTACATGACGCTGGTATTCTTTTTTACCTTTCATAAAATAACGCTCCTTGAAAGTGTTAAAGGGGAGCGCATATCCTTAAAATAAAAAATGGCGTGCCGGTAGCACCGATGGTCAGACCGATACAATGGTGGGGTTTATTCCGCCGACCGGACACGCCAAATTGTAAGTTATCTTTTATTCTGACCATCGAGTTTAGCATAAACCTATTTTGGTTTTTGTCAAGATATATTTGTATTAACTTTCTTTTTCCTTAAAACAAAAATGCCCCTTGGTTGGTCGTCGCCGGTAAGCAAACAGAGAAACCCATCAATCTTTTTTTCTTAAAACGGTTCATCCGGGCTGTCGGCTTGCGCTTCGTCGCCCAGGATATATTGCGTAACGATGGCTTTAACGAACCTATGATACGAGTTCGCCGGTTCGTGCGTGACCTTGATTTTCACGGTCTTGTTGATCCAGCGTTCGCTGTTCCACTCGATCTCGCCTTCGTGCGGTTCGCCGATACAGTGAAGGAAATGCTTGGTCCGGCCCATGATCTTCATCGCCGGCGACCCTTCATTCGGAATAAGGATATTGTCCCAGACCCAAAGACCTTCGCTGGGGCCGCCCAGTATCCTTAACTTGATCGAAGTCATCGGGTCTTTGTTTTCTTTAGAATACTGGTCCCGGATCTCCTGGATCATGGCTTGGTGCTCGCCCTCACCGACCAACTCGAAGGTTCCTTGCTCTCTTACGTCTTTCATGTTTACCCTTCCCTTCATTTTGCTCCTTTAGTTTTTACTGCCGGCGCCTTGTCGACGATGGGTTCTCCCTGAACAACGGTTATCTTCTTTACCATAAAGTCAATGACCTTCTGGACAGTCTCGCCGGTCATCTCGCTCCAATCGTCGCAATCAGCCTTGACTAACCATTTATTGATGGTTTCTTCGTCCACCTTGACGACCTCGATGAGCTCCTTGACGCGCTGGACTTGGGCGAGCGTCGCCATAATGACCGGGGTGCTTTCTTTCTCGATGATCTCTTTACCGTAATATTTGCAGAAGTTATCGTAAGACCAGACGAACTCGGCCGGGAACTTCGCCTGGCCGATCTCGGCGCGTTCCTTTACTGTGATAGCGATACGGTCCTCGCCGCGTTTTTCGATACGGAAAATAAGGTCGAAGAAATAATCGTCGCCGCGCATACTATCGAACGTCACGCCGGTTTTGGAGAAACCCGGGCCGTAAATGTCTTTCTGGTGAGCAGTAACGATGACGTTCATATCCAGGGCTAACAATAAACGCTGCAGCCCCTTAAAGTCACCTTTGACTTTACCCCAATAACGCATACCGAAATCCTGCACCTCGGCGTCTTTCTCGGACTTAGAATACTTCTCAAACACTTTCGTCCATTTCTCTTGGGTAGCGTTATAGACCTGGGTGATAGGGTCCACGACGAGGGTGCGGTAGTCGTGTTTGGTGGTGAGCAGCTCGCGGACTTCCTCTTTGATCTCGTCGGGATTGTTCGACTGGAACACCACGGAGCCAGCTTTCGAAATCGCGTTACTGTAGAAATCGCTGCCCCGTTCGGTATCGATCAAATACGCTTTAGGAAACATACAGACCGCGGTGGTCTTGCCGATACCTGCTTCACCGAAAACGAAAACCTTTAACCTTTTCTCTTTTTTCTCCGGTGTTTTACCTTTCAACGCCATTTTGCCTCCTGTTTTTCTTCTGCCTCTTCTTCTAAAAACTCAACACCAGACTGCGTTTTTGGGTTATCCCAATCTTCCCATTGTTGCGAGAGCCAACTGTCGTAACCGGAAATTAGTTCCATAAAAAAATGCCCGGGTGCCTGCCGACGTGAAGTCGCATTGGTTGAGTGGCAAACAAGAAAGGCCGAACGGCCAATGCAGGCAGAGCCGGGCGTTTTGTCGAATTGATTTTATTATGGTTCCACTCAACCATCATGGGGAAAGTTTACTATGAAAAATTGTTTTTGTCAAGGTCAATTTGCAAATACTTTGGAGATATGGTAAACTATAGCCGAAGGTGGCAGACATGAAGTTTATAAAACCCTCGTTCAAGATTATCGGTGTGATCGCCTTAACGCTTTTATTCGCTTTTGCGCGGGACGTTTATTTTGCCTTAAAGGATGAAAGGGTCAACCGGGAATATTACGAATGGCTGCCGATCCGTTATGCGACCGGACCTTGCGGCAAAGCCGACAATACCGGCATGATAAAGATCGCCGGCAAGCCCGCGATTTACATTCATGAACCCGATTATCCTATTTATAAAGGTGGGAAGAACCCCAACGGAGAGTATATCTTTCGTAATGACAACGTAATTGCTGATTATACTGCTTGGCAAAATATCCAGTTGGCGGAAATGTCGCAGCGCGGTAACAATACCCAATCCGCGTTCGCCGGCCAGAGACGATAACTCCTTTCAATCAAACCCATAACGATGGAGCTCTCTTCGTATAGATTCACTTAATTGTTCAGATTGTTTTGCGTTGTTTTTTGCGTGCGCTCTGACCAAGTTTTTACGGTATAGGGTCAACTTTTCATATAACTCGCTAAGATGTTTGCGCCGCTTTTCTTCTTTCCAGGCCAGGGTTTTAGCCGCATACTTTTCGCTTAATTTATCCCACTCATCGTAGAAATCGCCTATTTGTTTGGCGGGCTTTTCCGGTTGATTGACGAATAATCCCCGCATAAACACAGGGTCTTTCTGGTTCACCCGGTTGAATAACCCGCCGGAATAAGAGTTGATAAGGTAATCGATCTGCACCGGCGAAAGCGCAAGGCCTAAATGGTTCACTGCCGCTGAAATGACCTTGGCTGCGTCCGTGGTAGTTTCTCTTACTCTGCTTTGTACCGGCAGCCGGGATAATCCTTCCGCCTCGACGGGGCGGCCCAAATAATCTTTGTTTATGGCGGCTGAAAGTGCCGGTTGCACTACCGTGGGTATGAAGCTAGGGAAAAACTGCAAGAAATTATGCTTTAACGCCTCGATCGCCTTGGGATCATCTTCCGAATCAAGCAACGCCTCGATGGTAGAACCAAAGATCGTTCCCCACAGGAATGGTTTTGGCAGCCTTATTATTCCGTCGGGAATTTCGATGAACCAGTTGGCGTATTTATATTCCCGCGGCAGGTTTTTATACCACTGTTTATCTTTGTTCTGATACCATAGATACGCCGCTAATAATCCGATGGTCGTAAGCCCCCGGACTGTCGTCCGATAAGGGTGTTCACGAAAGTTCTTGACGATCATCCCTAACTCAAGCATATTGGGATTAAAAAAAGCCGCTAACCGGTTTATCTTTTTGCCTGTCTTACCGCCGCCGGAAAAATTAAGCGTAACATTTTGAGCGTTATTAAAGGCTTTAACAAACGCGTCATCGTCCGACCAGCCGGGGTGCTCTTTTTTTAGTTGACCATAGGTGCGTTCCAATTCTACTATGCGGTACGGTTGTTCAAAAATACTGACGACATCTTGGAAAAATTCCAACGGGTGTTTAACGACGTTAAGGGCCTTTCCCAACGGTAGCTGCTTAGTCAGGAATTTATCGTAAGTGTCAATACTGCCGGCTCTATCCGACCCGACCCAACCGGACATTTTACCGCCCAGATTAAGATAGCGGTTGACTACGGAGCCCGGCCGGTTCCACTGGGTTTTTTCGCGCAATAAACCGATCAGCATATCAATACCGGGAAGCGGGAATTTTTGCTGCGATTGTATAGCGTATGTAAATGTGTCTCGAGCCGGGTTGCGGGCGAACATAAACTCCGGGCTGAAAGTGATGGCTCCAAGTTTCAAGGTTTGAGTAGCGAACGACAAGGCGTCTAATCCCAAGGGTAACTGCCAGGTGTCTAATTCCGACAGCGATTGATAAAGTTCTTTGTTGACTTCATAAAATTTACGTTTCCCGTTTTTCCATAGAGGAACGATATTATCTTTACCGGTATAATTGTATTGCGGCAGAGCTATATTCACTATCGCGTCTAAGTCCTGCTCGGACAACGCCTCGGCCACGTCTTGGGGTAGATTATCCAATATCTCCTTGACTTCCGGTAGTTTCTTTAAATCAACGGTTGTTTTCGCCATGCGTATGGGGGCCGGGACTTCCTCGATTATCCGGCCTACCCCCGGATTATTTGCCAACTGCGCGAGCCGGTTGACAATGACCATTTTTTGCGCCCGGGTGATCATGTCTCTGGTAGCCGATACGCTGGCTTCGTATGGATTGAGTAAGGGACGCTGCGAGCCTTTAAACCCCTTGACCATCTTCCCTTGTTTGCTTAAAACATTACCGCCGCCGACCGCCAATTCATCATCGCTGAATATCCGTTTAAACGCGATGTAAAGCGGATCGACTTTATGGAACAATTCTACCGCCTTCGCGTCTAATCCGCCGGAATCAACCGCCCATTTTAAAAGGTTATTAAAATATTCCGTGCCTTCCTGGGCAAATTTTCTGAAAAGCGGATTGTCTAATTTCTCCAAAACATAGGCCGTGTCTTTAGCGTCAAACCCGGTTTGCTGACCCTTTGTCTGCCTCGTACGAGCGCGGCTTAAAACATAATAAAGGGCGGCGTCCCGGTGTTGCTCTTGGGGTATTTGTCCCCAAACCGCATTGAGAGATTTCCCGGTCGGACGCCCAACCATATCAATAGTGTTTTTCTCAACAAAGGTATTCGCTATCGCGCCGGCCTTGCCGCGGTAAAATACTGCCAACTCAAAAGGATCTTCCGAAGGCTTGAGTTTCTTGCCGGATAATCTCTCGACTTCCTCTACAGCCTTGCGCAACCCGTTTAACTCTTCAAACCATTGTTTTTCCGTGACTTCGGCGATGTCTTGTATCCTTTCTGCCGCAGTGGGCTGGACGTGATGTTCTTTCTTCCATTCTATTTGAGAAGCGGCGCGGGCCTGGGCGCCCTGGTTTTCCCAAACATAGTACATATCCCGCAATTTATTGAGATTGCTAAATGCTTTGGGATTGTTCTTGGCGAAATAATCAAGAAAGAATTTATTGAAATTAGGCGCTATGGTTTCGTTATCTCCCACGGTGACATAATGACGAATAAATTCGGCGAACCCTTCGGAGGACCGTCTTTTCTCTTGGTCATAATCGAGATTGCATAGTTCCTTAACGGCGACTGACCGCGTTGCTTTAGGGATTTCCTTGGAACGCCAATATTGAGACAGGTCTTTACGCATTAAATGGTCAATGCGGTGCGCGATTTCGTGAGTGCCGACCTCAACCTCGCCCCAATTCTTCTGGCGAACAAGATCGGTTCTCCGGTTGTAAGTACCAAGGGTCTCCCGATAACGATGAGTAGCTTGGCCGCGGATAGGCACATCAAAAGCCTTTTCCATGAAATCCCGAATTTGCGTTTTGTTTATCCGTTCACCGGTGGCGGACTCCATCGGCATTTCCTTTACCGGTGTTTGAACCGCCTCTCCTTTCGCCGGTTGTGCGCGGTACTCTGGCACTTCGAGTTCAGGCAAGGCTTGGTCGGGTTGGGCGGGGGTGGGCGCTTCGGGAGCCTGCCCTCCGGCAATATCCGTCATCCGTTGTTTCATCTGGTCTATGCCTTGGCGTTTAGTAAGGGCCATAGAACCGGTATTGGTCGCCGTTTCTACCGCTTCTCTTAAAAATTGGCCTTGCCATCCCAAATCCAAGGCTTCTTGGGTATCTTCTAACTGGTTCATCTTATTGTTTACTTCGGCAATCTTAGCCGTAACAGCTTTTATCTGCGCCGGGTTATCGGCGATAGATTGGCCGTATTCTTGCGCGGCGTTTGTCATCGAAACTTTACTGGTCTGCGCGTCAAAAGTAGGAATATCCGAAACGGTCCCGGTATCAGGCAAAACCTTGATGGCCGCTACGGTTTCAGGATCCAGTGTCCTAAAGGCGGCACTGGGCTGGGTGGGCGCGACCTGTTCCGGGGAAGGTAATTCACCCGCAGGAGTTATCTCGCCGGTAGGTTGTCCGGCCTGTGAAGTCCTGGTTTCAACCGCCGGTTTCATGCCAAACGCTTTTCTGAATTTGCTCCAAATAGGCTTATCAACCAAGGTAACGACTTTTTCTGCCGGTATCTCTATATCTACGCCGTTTTGAATAGCCTGGCGCAGTTTGCTGGGTTGTAATCTTAGGGCGCCGAATAAAGACTTCTGCGCGGGTGTCGTCAACTCGCCGGTTTGAAAAATGTCTTTGACTTGTCGCGGCGATAACTTAATGGTCTTCGGAAGTTTATATTCCGTACTTACGTCTTTAAATATCTTTTCAGTGATCGTATGCCCAAAATGGTTAGCGTAAGGCGCGATCTTCTGCGCGCCTTTAACCGCGCCCCACCCGGTAGCCAGTAATTCGCCCATATCCAAAAGGTCTTTAGCTAATTGCGGCGCGTGTTCGGGAAGAAAGTCACCGGCGCTATCCACCGGATACTTACGTTTTATATCCAACGCTTTCGCCGCTACCTGTTCAGTCAAGGAAATAGCTGTCTTTGCGATAGCGAATAACGCCAATCCCGCGGCCGTAGGAACCGGAGCCGCGATCAAACCAGCGGCAATACCGCCAGCCATTCCGCCGGCAACCGGTCCGGCCAAATCTTCTCTCAAATGTTCCGGGTAATCATGCCATATAAATTTTAAAACACTGTCTTTGACTTTTTCTAAGGGTTGGGGCAAGGGTTTCCATGTCTTGAGTTCCCCGGTCGGGGCTAACGGTTTTTTCTCTTCTTTCGGCGGTTTCCCCATCGCCACGTCAATTTGGGCTTTCTTTTTCTCGAGCAACATCTTCATTCCGGCCTCTGCCTCGATAGACCGCGGAGGGTTAGCCTTAAAGTGTTCTTGGGTTTCCTTTAGTGTCCAGCGGGTAGGGTCTTGGAGCCGCACTTGTTCATCCATCGCGGCCTGTTGCTGGGCGGCCTGCTGTTGCTGGGCGGCCTGCTGTTCTTGCTGGATTTTAAAGGCGGCCATCGCCTGTTGAGTTTGGAAATCGCTTTGGAGTTTTTCTTCAAAGGGGTTTTCCGCGGTTTCCGCAACATTGGGTATGTTGATTTGCGGCCGACCCTGGATTTTTAGTATTCCGCTGCCCGAAGGGGACGGAAGTGTAGCGGTTGCCCCCGGCCGGCCACCCGATAGTTGCGCGTATGCTTCTTCTATGTCATCTTGGGTCGGCTGCTGGTCGAACTCAATAACCTTACCGTTGTCAAATTCTACTTTATAAGCCATAAGGCTCCTATGATTTAGTAACCTTATACGTTGCTCCAGAGGACACCTTGCCTGTAAAGTCGGCAGGTTGGTTATTACCCATAGCCGGCGATGTTATATCCTGGACAGCGTTACCGCCCCAATCCAAGATACTTTCCCACCACGGTTTACCCTTAGATTTGGGAGTTTTTTTGGCAAGGGTTATCGCCTCGGCTTCCGCCAACGCCATCTGAATATCCGGGTCACTACGGTCAGGCGGTGACTTTAATCCCTTGGTCGCCGCGGTCCAAATATCTTCCGCGTCTTTATCCTTGCCCGCGGGACTGGTCCCAATGGATTTGATTGAGGCGATCACGTTGTCCTTAATGATTTGCTCTTGCATTTTCTTGTATTCGTCTTTGGCTGTCTGTGTTTCTTTAGCCGTATTCAGTTTCTCTTCGGCCAGTTTTTGTCTCGCTTGGGCTATCTCTGTCATCTCGCTGCCCTTGCCTATATTCGCCTGGGCCACCTGTTCCGCGACGGTGTAACCGGGGACTTCAAGGCCGGTGCCTTTGAGCGTCGCGTCATAAGCCTTTTGCGGAGTATAACCGGCGCTTCGCAGTTCCTTATACATGGAAAGTTTGTCTTTTAAAGTCTGCTGGGATAACCCGCCCGCACCCGTTAATGCCGACATATCAGACGCCGACAATCCAGCTCCGGTGGTCGTTTTGGGCGATACATATTGAGATGAAGTTTTATAACGGTTAGCCGCCTCATCCATTCGCGCCTGATGTTCCTCTTGAAGCCGTTTTTCTTCGGCGCGTTGGCGTCTAAGTTCTTCCTGTTTGGAAAAAAAAGTTAAAGCCGTCTGGACAGGCGACCACACGGCATTACCATAGGGATCTATGGATCTCGGGCTTGCCCCGGCTGGAACTGCTCCCATTTCTAATAACTGGTCATACCAAGCCATAGGGCCTCCTTATTTCGTTGTTGCCGGTTGTTTCTGGAACCCGGACTTTTCCGCGGCATACATAGCTTGTAACTGACGATATTGCGCCAAAGCGTTCACGGCGATTATCCCCTTCTCTGTTCGACCCGCAGGACTATTCGGGTCTATACCGTAATTCCCGCCATTGACCATATAAATTCCCCAGAGTTTGTCTAATTGCTCCTGCCAACGAGCGTCTTGTGCCGCGGTCATGCCAGTTCCGGTTTTCTCGCCGGTTGTACCTTCGGTTGTTTCCCCGCCAGTGTCTGTAGGCCCTTCGGGGAACATCGGCCCTGTGCCAGCGAACTTTGTCCCTGCCCCGAAATCACCGCCCCCGGCTGGCCCGGTGCCTGCGGTACCCATGTTTCTTTCTTTATTCGCGGCCATCCAAGCGTCATAATCGGCTTGAGAACCGAAAAGACTATCTACCCTACCACTCGTATTTCCAGCGGTTGCGCCCCCGCCGGTGCCGGTTGGATATATTCCCATGCCCGGGGTATAACTACCCATCTTGGCCGTGCCGCCTGTACTTCTGAAAGAAATAGTCCCGCCGCCGGTAGTCCCGCCGCCGGTAGTCCCGCCGCCGGTAGTCCCGCCGCCCGAAAACATCTGCGCTATTTGTTGAGGCGTGATCTGCGACATATCCAGGGTATTCGGCATAGTGATTGACTTGAGGCCGTAAGTCGGCGCGTTCTGCGAGGCTTGCAACGCTTGGCTTGTTGTTCCGGTCAACTCGTTACGACCGCGGAGCCAATCCTGGTATTGCGCTTCCAAGTCGGCAGTTTTGAGGTTGTTCATGTAAGCGTCATAATTCTGCGCTTGCGGCACCATCGAAGTCATCCGGTCGCGTTCTTTATTGATAAAATCTGCGACTTGTACGCCAAGATCTTGTAACGAGTTTTGACGCAGAGTACCTTCTTGTTCCATAGCTTTAGTGCCGTAAAATGATCCACGAGCGCCCGCGCCTAAACGAGATTGGTCTATCGAGGTTTGCAAATTACGATTCGCCACGTCGGTGATCGATTGGATATAAGGTGAAGCGTTAGGGTCAGTATATTGCCCTGAAAGTATCTTACTTATCTCATCAGCGCCTAACCCGTAAAGACTGCCCGGAGCGCCAGCTGTCCGCTGGCCGGTATAAAGTTGACCGGGGGTATAGGCCGTCGCGTTCTGACTGTAAAAGTTGCCTAACTGCTGTCCTAACGCTGTTTGCCAGTCTTCCTGCATAGGGACAGCGTTTATCGTCGCGCCGGGTGTGTAAGGCAAAGCCCCAGAAGCAATATTGCCGCCAGCAGCGTCGCCACCCGTAGTAGGCGCGGTAGGTGTGGTGGGCAGGCCAGAGATAGAGGGGCTCGACGTGGCAGAGGCCGCCATCAAAGGCAACGCGGGTGCGGGTGCTGGTGCGGGCGCGGGCGCTGGCGCAGGCGCGGGCGGGATTGGCGTTGAAGTATTGGCCCAACCCTGCTGTTGTATCATTTGGCCTGGTGTTTGCGTCCCTATCGTGCTTAAATATTGCGCTATCTGTGCCGCAGTCGGTGTCTGATAAGAAACACCCATAAATCCTCCTTATAGAATTATCACCGTAATATTGGCGTTGGCGATACTGCAACGCAGATATATGTTTGTCGTCGTCCAGGTCGTCGCACCATCGTACACGGCCCCTGTCGTTGAATTTTTAATTACCAAATATCCAGTAGGCACTCTTTTCAAAGTATGCGCCACGGCAAACTCCGTATTGGCCGCGCCGGTATCCGCAACCGCATGGCTTTCGCAGTTAAAGTTTTCCGTAAACTTGAGACCACCGTTCAAAAGTTCACTCAAAGAAAACGAGTAATTTAACAATTCCTTAGCCAACCCGCCTTCAAACGGTTTGTTGAAATTGACTTCCGGTAGTCTTATCTTAATGGGTATTCTCAAAACTGTCTCCCGATTTCACCGCCGATAAACCAATCGTTGTCGTTATGGTTATTGCGGTTAAGCGTAAAGCCGGCGTACCATTTTTTCTGTTTCGATTGGACTATATCCGCAATCTTAACATAATCCACGTTGACCGGCTGGCTATAAGTCACCTGGCCTACGGAGCCGGTGAATACGCCGGCCTGGGTTTGGGTTTGGATATTGGCTTTAGGGGGAAACAGCCACGCCTTCACTTTGCTGCCCAGCCAGATCATCGCCAACACCGCGGCCACGATGACTATGACCCTAACTCCGATCGCTAAGGCTTTGAACCAACCTACGGTATTGCCAAAACCGGCAAAGAACTTTTTCCAGCTAAAAGGTTCCATAAAACCCCCTACTTGTTTCGTTCGATAATAGTATCGAGTTTTTTATCAATACCGTCTAATCGTTTTTCGATGTTTGCTAAACACTCGCCGTGGCGTACCCCGACGATCGTGGCCGCCTGCGCCTCGCTCCTCGCTAAAATAGCCTCTTGCCGGGTGTTGGTAAAAAACGCCATCAATAAACCGGCAATAACGACAATGCTCACACCGACCGCGATTTTGCTTCCCACGTCGCTCCTCCTGTCCATATTAAGCCCTCACTTCTTCCCTGGCACGATAATATGGCCTGAAACCCCTCATGTAAAACAAGTGAGATGAACCGTCGCAGGTAAACTTAAACCGTATTTTCTCGGACACTACGTCGCAATAAAACTCGTACTTAGTGTAAGCCTCGGAAAGCGTAACGTAGGCTGTGGTAGAATTGTACGGAATATTTACCCAGGCATTCCCTTCATCGATCGAATAATAAGCATAGACGTTTCCGATACCTTTCATTTCTACGTCAAGTTGCAGCCAACGCTTATAGAACTCGTCAGCGTCCAACGTAAAATCTTTGCTGACAAACTCCGCGGCTACCGCAACGTCGTCGTCGTTGACGGAGTTATAATTCATCCGCAGGGTATGACCGTCGCTGCGGCCGGTGATGATTTCCTCGTAATCCGCGACTGCCGCGCCCTCGTCCCACACGTCCATCGCCTCGTCCCAAGTGCCACTTTCATCGTTCCATGTTTCGCTATCTACGCGGTACCAGCGGGTCGAAGCCGTTATATTATTACAAGTATCGTAATACCAAAAACCTTTCCTATAGTTGTACTTCCAGATCTCGGTGGGATAACTGTTGCCGGCGGTAATGATGTACCACCAGACTTCGCTTAATTCCGCGACGTGTAAGGCGTGGCACTGTTCGGCGCTGATCCGGGAAACTCGGCGAAAAACGTCATCCCTGACCTTCTCGCCGATAGGTTCTTTCTGCGATCCGTTCCAGCGGTAGAAGTCGCTTTTACCCATAAAGTAATGGATACCGTTTACGTCCGCCACGGTCCGGGAAGCGAAAAGCCCGTCGCCGGAGAACACGCAATCAAACTGCCAAACATCGGAAACCGAGACCTTGCGGCCGAGCCATAAACTGTCCCGTTTGTAAATAGCCGCGTACTCGTTCATCTTGATTACGTTTTTAATCGGCGAAGGGTCGTCCGACAACATCTGGCTGCCGGAGTTACCGGTTGTCCAATTCGTCGGCGCGTCGGTATCGCACCACTTGATCTCGAAAGGATACCCGCCCGCCCCCGTAGTATGCGCGGCTAAAAGGTAGGGTTGGACCCAGCAAAGGTATTTACACTTGGGGGCGTTAAGCAAAACGCTGTTATTGCCAGAACCCGTCCATTTACGCGGTAAGTCAACACCGTTGGTAAACGCGATATAACCCTGTTCGGGCATATTGGCAAACGAAAAGAAATCGCTGCTCGTCCCGGCAAAAGGGGCTACATTTATATCCACCCAGGCCGAAGTCCCTATATCATAATATTCGATGTTAAGTGTCGAACAGCGGAGCAAATATTTAGTGCCGCTGGGCAACTCCAAAACACCTAAACCCATGATGGGCGCGCCGGCAACCGCCACGGAACCGTACTTGCTGGTTCCCTCGCGTTTACGCAGCTCGTTGCGGTAGATACGCAGATTCTTGGGAAACCCGTCGACTTCGCCGATATATTTAGCAGGTTTGGAAAAGTCCATGCCCTCGATCGGCATTAAAACTGGTTTTCTATTCGCTCGCATAAACGCTCCTTATAAGAGACTACCCGCCGAAGTGATCTGAATAACATGACCGTCTTCGTCCCTGAAATGGAGTTCAGCTTTACCGGCCACATCTTTACAAAATAAGATACCTGTACCAGCCACGGCGGCAGGGTTGGTGGTCGTCTTTAAAGTCACCTTTTTGTGGTATCCGATCGTAGCGTCACCTGTTTCGTCCTGGACGAATTGGTGATCCACGGCCAAGCGTTCACGGAAATCTCTTTTAATATCGCGCATATCGTCATCACCCAAAGAACGAGCCCTTGACCCCGCCGGTTTCGTCTCATCCCACGTTCCCGTAAAACTCATAAATCCTCCTGTTTATAAATCGTGAAACTCTACTTTAATGATATTCGCCCGGCGCTGATCGCGGTTCCTTGCCAATATCTTCGGTACGCCTTTATTCGGGTCTTCATAAAGCCGCTCAAACACTTGCGCGTCCTCATAAAGCCCAAGACCATTATACAGCCGCATAAGCGTTCCGTACTTAATAATCTCGTCCCACTGTCCGGCTAACAGATTATGAGTGTCGTTGTCGTTAGAAACTGTAGTCGTGGCGCGGCCCCAATTTATCTCGAGCAAAAGAGCCGTGCTGTCCGGTATGGGACTTACTAAAATAGAATTGCTGTAAACCGTATAACGGGTCGGGTGCGCCTTGGTCGGACTGGCACGATTAGGGTTAGGTTCCAGTTCGTCGTATCTTTCTTTATCCACGAAAATCAAGTTATACCCGTCGTCGTTAGCCGCGTTGGTGATAAGCCGCACCGGGTGGTGAAGGTATAACAGATTAACCGGCAACGGGTAATCTTCCTGGCCGACCACGCAGGGTATCCAGGATTGGAAAGCGTAACCTTCCAGCGGCTCACCGCGGGAGCAGATGTCGCGTAAGGTATCGTTGTAAGCGTTATAGATCTCGGTGTCTTTATCGGTACGCTTGAAATCTCTTTTGATGTATGTTAAAAACTCACCTCTAGTCATAAGTCCTCCTTACACTCCATAAGCTTCAAATTCATAAATTTCCCAGTGGTTATAAGTATAATTTAACTCCGAAAACCCTATTCTAATGGCAGTGCAGGTCACAGCGGTAAAGGTCATAGAACACCAATTCGCCCCAGTTACGCTATCATGGTTCCAATTCGCTACGTCGTGGCCATTGCTTATGGTGCCAGCTTCCAGCAATTCAGTGCCACCATCCCCGCTGGTCAAACCGGCGACGTCGGTAAAACTGCCAGTCGAAATATTCGGAGTATCATCGTTGGTATATTGAAAAAACACATTCATCAACTTGTTCGCATAGTTTCGTACGTATAGCCTGACCTTACTGACAGAAGCCCGAGCAAATTTAACCATAACATAGGCTGGCTTGGTCATCGTTTCCGATGGGGTCGTATAAGTCATGGTCCCAACGCTACCATCCGCGCCATTGGCTATCTCGCTTCTTTGTGGATTAGAGGTGATACCGGTAATCGTCAATTTTGAAAGTGCCGCGGCACTCGACGAAGATGAGCTACTCGACGATGAACTGGATGAGCTGGAAGAACTTGAACTACTCGACGACGAGAAGCTACTAGACGATGACGACGATGAACTACTTGACAAACTGGATGAACTCGAAGAACTTGAGCTCGAGGAACTGCTGGACAGCGAACTGGATGAACTGCTACTGCTCGACGATGAACTGCTAGAACTCGAGAATGAACTACTGGAACTTGATGAACTCGACGAGGAACTTACGGAAGATGAACTACTACTTGACAACGACGAAGAACTGCTCGATGAAGAAGATATACTGCTCGAGCTTGAACTGGACGAACTGCTCGACGATGAAGAAGATATACTGCTTGAACTGGACGAACTACTGGATGATATTGAGCTTGAACTGCTCGATGACGAGGATGACGAACTGGAACTACTCGACGACGAGGACGAGGAACTCGATGAAAGGCTCGACGATGAACTACTGCTCGACGAGGAGCTTGAAGAACTCGATGACGACGAATAAAGCGCCATTAACGTATCAAACACATATCCCGGCAAATGGTACATATCGTCATGTTCTATCCAGCCGCCCTGCAATCCGGTCAAGCGATTGTGCTGGCCGATGTCGGAGCTGGAACTGGACGAAGACGACGAAGACGACGAACTGGAAGATGAAGAGCTTGAAGACGAGGAACTGGATGACGAAGAACTGCTGCGAGAGCTGGATGAACTCGAAGAAGAACTGCTTCCTGAATAAGACGAACTGGATGATGAGCTGCTGCTGGATGATGACGAGCTGGATGACGAGCTGCTGGACGACGAAGACCGGGAACTGCTGGACGAAGAACTCGACCGGCTGCTCGACGATGACGAACTGCTGGAAGACGAAGAACTGGATGATGAACTACTCGAGGATGATGACGAACTCGACCGGCTGCTCGACGATGACGAGCTGGACGATGAAGACGATGAACTGGAAGAAGATGATGAGCTTACAGAACTCGCGCTGCGAGACGACGAGCTGGACGAAGAGGATGAACTGGATACGTCAGCCCGGCTCCTGTCTGTAAAAGTACCGCTGTTTTCGCCCCGGTCAGTCCAGGCCCCGGCCTGTTCGTTCCTGTCCGTCCACGCTCCGCCGGCCTCTTCCCTGCGGTTCCAATAGGCGCTTTCGCTGGAACTGGAAGAAGAACTGCTCGAAGACGATGACGAACTACTGGAACTGCTTGAGGAACTTGATGACGAACTCGACGACGAAGAGGAACTGGACGCTGACGACCAACTTGAGGAACTGTTGGAGCTGGAAGATGACGAAGATGAACTCGATGAGGAACTTGACGACGAGGATGACCGGCTACTCGACGACGAGGAACTGGACGACGAGGAACTGGACGACGAGAAACTGGATGACGAAGATAAAGAACTGGAACTGGAACTACTTGATGAAGAACTTGATGAACTGGCCGTTGTACTAGATGAACTACTTGAGGAACTAGACGACGTTGGTGCTCCCCATCCAACCGTATTGGTATTTAGGTTAGAACCCCCAAAAAGTCCGTTGGTCAACATCGTCCCTCCCGTATCGGGGTATGCAGGGTCTGGGGATGGGCTAACGGTATATGTTTTCCCGGAACTTAAAAGGCTATCACCTGGGCCATAAACTTGAAGTTCTGCTAGGAACATCCAGTAATTTCCAACACCGCCTATTAGTTCAAACTTTACATAGCGATAGCTATCATCGGTACAGGCAACAGTTTCCCATGTTATTCCACCGGGGTCTGCGACATCGGACCAATTACTCTCTGAACCTATCAATGTCCAATTAACATTATCGGTTGACCCATAAATATTACAATAATCTGGGGCAAAGACACCCCAATTTCCACTCCAATAATTTACCCTAACATAATCAACGGTTTGAGCCGTAGTTATGTCTATGACAACCGTAATTTTTGACGCATAAGAAGCCATTTATCCCCTCATACGATTTGTTCTCGCCATTGTGCGAGCAAATTTTACTATCCCCTCATCAAATCTGGGCTTCACCATAAATCTCCATATTCTTCTTTGTAATCCTGCTCCGTGTGCCGGTAGTTAAACGGCGCAATCTTTATTGTACCGTGAAACATTTTCTTAAATCGTTCATAAAGTAAGTTCATTGACCCCGCGGCGATGTTGTCAGAAGCCAATAAACTTTCCCCGCTGGCCTTTAGATACCCCTGGGCGCAATGGTGCCGATTATCCAACTGGATTTTTCTCCACTTGGTATGTCCGTAATGACCGTGATAGCAAAACATGGGAATACCGCTTTCGGTTTTTACCTTGCCTCTGTCATCCACCGCCCTAAAGTACGGTTTAAGATTTTGTTCGTTTGTACCCAACCATTGGATATTAGGCAAGGCGACAGTCCTTGTGGCCGACCCGTATTTCAAAAGCATAATATTCATGCTCGCCATGTCGGGCCCCTTAAAATTTCCATCAGGATAAGCGTCCACGAATACCCGGTAACTTTCACTTAACGCCTCGCCCCATATTTTAGTATCAACGAATAATGGACAATTACACAAATCGCTTTCAGGGCAAGTCCCTTCGGGGATTATCCATTCGCCCTTAAACTGATGATGAGGGTCGTTGTACTTTTCATTCTGTTCTTTACTGACACCCAAGACCAATCCGGTCTTAGCCGCAATCTCAAAAAAGTTTATAGGGTCTCTTACGAAGATAAGGTCGGCGTCCAAAACACAAATCGCCGAGTAATCCTGGCCAACTTCTGCGGCATACAAATAACGCTTGCGACAGGTAATCTCCGAAATGCCATGGCTGGCGTCAACTTCGGCTTGGGGAATATCACGGTAAATAACCCGATAAGACAATGAGCTGAACTGGTCGGTAAATTCTTTCGGTAAATTTATCCCGGCGAGGAAAACATCTTGTTTGTTCCCTACGAAATCTAAGGAATTAAGCAGGGCGCAAAGTTCGACTACATACTTGCTATCACCACTAACGATATAACAGTAAGGACTTAATTCCATAAACCTCCTAAAAAAACACCCCCGCCACCGGCAGGCGTACTATCCCCGAGGCACAGGGACTTAGTGACGGGGGTTATATAGTTTGCAATAACCACTCTTTCACACTCCCTTTAACGTAATCCTTAACATCAATCCCCTTCACCGCCTCTTTAGTAAAGTGGCCTACCTTCAAATCTTTCTCCAATAACGCGACCCGCTTAGGGCCCAGGATAGATACGGCCAGGTGCCAATTCCCAGACACCACGGCGATCACTCTATCGCACGCGCCCAGCACAGCCATCAACGTATCTAATCTGGCCGGCCAGTCTCTTATATGATTAACCACGAATGGGAAACGCACATTCACGGGGTTATGAAAAGGATGGGTCATCAAAGTTTCAATAGGGATATACCCAGCTTCGATGACCTCATCCCATATCAATCGGGCGATTTCTTCACTCGGATTAGCAACCCAGGGTATAGAAGTCATTTGAAAATGAACCCCGACTAATCGAGCAGGTTTTATCGCTCGATGACCAGACACAGGAGGAATACCGAACTCTTCACGGCAAGACACTTCGGCTTTAGTTTCGTTGGGATTGTTTATATCTTCTAACGGGAAATTCCAAACAAACACGATGTCGTAATTATAAAGGTGCGCGTGTTCACGCCAATTACCGTCCAATAACACCGCGCCGGGAATAATCTTTTCCTGGTCAAGGCCTTTACATAAACCCACATCAAAAGTTATTTGTGGATATAATTCTCTTAACTTTTCCAAAATAGCCAAAAGTAAACAGCAATCTCCTGCCCCATGAAATCCGACAATCAATACTTTCTTGGTTTCCGCGGTAATAACCTCTGAAAGTTTTTGTGTTTTGTCAATTACTAATGCCACTATCTCTCCTTGACATTCGCGTAAAGCGCTCTCATGTAAGCCTTCGTGGAACCTTTCGTAGTCCCGACCTTCTTGAGTTTACCGTTAGGTAATTTCTTATAAACCGTTTGGCCCTTAGCAACGTAAGGCACGATCACACCTCCCCGTTTTCCCACCGCGGCCGGCGGATCACTCCGTGCAAATATTCGTCCGACCTGACCTCCGGCGTCATATCGTTAAAACGCAGCATAAAATCCCTGACCAGATTGTAATTGTGTTCCTGGATAACAAATCCATTCAAGAGGTCTTTATCCCCTATCTTTTTAGCTTCAATCAGTCTGGCTTTATTGTTCAGCCACTCGCCTTCGGTGCGCCCCTTCTGCCACCAACGACAATGCCATCCTTTAAGCGGAAGACCTAAATCATTGTATACCTTATCTTTCTCAAGGTTTGTTTTTAATCTAGCGTCATTCCAAATAGCGTCGCAAACCCAGAGTCGCCTATCTAACCCTAATATTTTATTTCTATTCCCATGCTTACAAACTGCGCGATTCAAAGCGACTACGGAATGGTTCGCTTCTCTTCTGAAAGAATCTTCTTCTTGGTAATGGACAATGTCCATCGGCAGTTCGGTATATTGTTGACCAATGAAATTTATCGAATCAAAGATAGCGCATTGCGACCTGTCCCAGATTGCTCTATCATCACCAAATTCCAAGTCTTCCGCATTTTTGTAAGTGAAAGAATGTTCCGCACAAACCAAAAATCCGGCCTCGGCTATCTTAAAATAAACGTCTAGATTGACGAAGTAAAATGCGTCAGCCTGGATAACGCACACGGCTTTGTATTTCTTTTCCTTTAAGAGTTTGTAAGCCAAGAGCCAGTAAGCCAACCAGTATTTTTCAAGAGCTTGCTTTTGGTCCGTCCGCTTATCAACCACGGCAGTCATTAACTCGCTGATAGACGTCCAGTTGACGTTAAAAGGAAAAGCGGCGCTTATCTTCTCCCTATCCATGTCCGTGAAATGCTCATAAGCCACTTCCCAATCGGCGTTAGTTTTGAAATAGTTTTGGGCGTTCATGCAGGAGATCATCCCAAACCCATACGCGGGATTACAGCTCAAGACTATCGCGTAATCAGACTTTGGTTTTGCCATTAAAATAATCCTCTCCCGGCCTGATGTCTTCCTGGGGACCGTTGGGCCAGGATTTCTTAGGGTCTTCGACGTAGTTATCCATTTTCCGAAGAAGCGTTAAACCGTAGTTGTCCACGAACCGGATATATTCCCACTTGTATCTGGGGTCTTTCAAAACCTCTTGCATTGGTTCTATGCACCACCCATGCGTATCATGTATCGCTAAATACCCACGGCCGTTATCCAGCAGCAAAGGATAGATCAGTTCGACTTCTTTCAAGAGGTGCTGTCTCGAATGCCAACCGTCTATGAAAGCCAAGCCCAGTTGGTTACCGCCGAATAATTGCGGAGTAATATCCCAGGAATCCATCTGGAGCATTGTGACCGGCAGTCCCTTCTCTCTCATCTCTTTTTCAAACCCGGGGATTTCTCCCGATATATCCACGCCCCAATACTGGCCGGACGAATTGGCCTGCCGGGTCATATTGTCTTTAACGCCGGAGGCCAAAAAATAAGACGTATAAGCCTTACAGACGCCTATCTCAAGCACGAACTTGGCCGAACAGCACCGGACTACCCAGTAAAGCAAGGGGCCATAGTATGGTGTTGAGTGGTTGATCGGTGTATCAATATGGTCCTTACACGACGCCTCGAAGATCGGTTGCGGAAACTTTGCGAAATACCCGTCATCTCTTATCATTTTGCCTCCTTTAAGCATTCTTTAATCCCGGATACCAAATCCCGTATCGAATAGGCGACCTGCCCTTCGCCCTTTAAAACACTGACCTCACTCTCAATCATCGCAACGACATCTTTGACATAAATAAAAAAGAATTTAGCGTCCGTCTCTATGACTGGTTCTTGGCCGGCCTTGACCTTCTCGATGATCTTAGCGACTATTTTTTCTTTTCCCTGGCCCGCGCCATAAACGATCGGCAGCCGCACAATCCTTACGTTCGTTCCCTTCTGTTTATAAATTAAACAAATGTGTTCTGCCATCAACTTCGATAACCCGTAAAGGTGCGGTTCTTTGACTTGATAAGTGCTGATGAATAACACCCATATTTTCATGTTCAAAGCCGTTTCCAGAATATTACAAAGACCGGTCAGGTTCGTGCTAATACACCCCCGCGGGTCGTTTTCGCAAGTCTGCTTATCGCTCTTGGCAGCCAAGTGCACGATCCCGCAAACATCACGGGACTGCTCACGCACACTGGCTAAATCATTAAGCCGGCCCGTAAATATCTTCCCGCCGGCGATATGTTTGCCGATAAACCCCGAAGACCCGGTGATTAAAACGTCATCGGTCATAAAAATTCCACCTGCTTGGCCTTCTTGGCCGCGAATAACAAACGGTTGATTTCATTACACTTACACGCACACTGGCAATCATCGGAAACTTTGACCATGGCCGGCACCCTACTCCAGATCGAAGGGAACGTCTCGATATTTATATCGCCCCAAACATACTTGGGATCACCGGAAAGATAAAGACACGGCAAAACTTTACCGTGCCAATCTATCGAAGGGCTGAAATGATACCCATAACATTCATCGTAATCCCGGGGTTTTACCGCTTCGATATATTTATATTCAGTCAGGTAAACTTTAAAATCCGGAGTCTCGTATTTTTTCAAGAAAACAGGGATTGACATCGCCGGCTGTTTTTTATAATTGCTTTCCAACGCCGGCCTTATCTGAAAATACGCCGCGCCGAAATCCCTGGTTTGCTCACAAAACATAACCAGCCCGGTATCGGTGTATTTAGAGGTCTGGTTCAAACATATCCCGAAAGGAACCTGGGGTTTCTTAATGGCCTTAAAGCCTTTTGGGGTCAACGAAATCCTTATCCACTCAAACATATCCTGGAAGGGTATCTCGTTATAACCGTTGGTAAATAAACCCTGCTTTAGACCTAACGTCTTGGTGTAAGAAACTAACTTATGAAAATCCGGGTGCAAGGCCGGCTCCCCGCCGCCGGTCCAGTTTACCGCCTTCAATCCCGAGTTGGCCAACTCCACTAATGTCCTAAGCAATTTATCGGTATCTATGATCTCCCGGGACAATTTGCCTTTAAAGAAACACCAAGGACAATCGGCATTACAATATCCGGTCGGCGCTATTTCGATAAGGACCGGCCAAGCCTTGTCGCCTTCCAGCCAATGTTTCACCCTGTCGCCATGCCACAAAAGTTTCGCTTGCGGATTTAACACCACTTCCCTCCCGGTATCTCCTCAAATTCCTGTTTACCGTATTGACCGTTACCGGCTATCCACCAAGTACCCCACATATATTTTAAGAATTCCTCCGCGGGCGCGGGAGTAAGATAATCTGTCCCCTTAAACTTAATCGGGGCCAGCTTCGAGAAGTATTTAGCCGGATATTTGATACCCCACACGCCCCCTGTAGCCCGTTTTAATACATAATACTCATCGTCTTTTTTGCGAAACGCATAAGCGTCAACCTTACAGGGATACCCGGGCTTTTGAATATAAAAACAGTTATAAACGCCGTCCACCACCCCGCCCTCGTAAAATCCGTACCCTTTCTTCTCGATTTCAACTCGGTACTTTTCCGCTTTATCTACGGTCATATCTTTCTCAAATATCCCGATGTCCACGTCATCGTCGCCCTCGATAAAATCCTCATCCCTGACCGCGCCCAACAAAGTGCCAAACATCAAAAAAAACCTGACGCCCGCGTTGTCCAACACTTCCTTCAAATCCAATAAGTATTGATTGGCCCGGTCGAAATCCATACGGCGCGGCCCAACACTATGCACTATCTCTTGACCTTCTAACGTATGCGTTCGCATATTATCCTCCCTACTAATGGATCTTCTTTTCTATACTTAGCCCGCCCGCGACCAACGCTAAAATGGTATATTGTAAATCCTTCTTTTATCACTATTTCCTTAAACTGTCCCGAATCCAGCAGATACCGTTCATGATCTGGGTTTACCCAATTATCAGGGCAGTCTTCCTTATCTCGCCACTCGGCCATAAAAATTCTCTTTGTCCATCGGAGCAGTTTTAATCGTTCCACCAACGATACTAAATGTAAGAAGAATCGAGCATAAACCGCGTCGTAAACGCATGGGGTCTGCACCAATTCTTTTAAGGAGATTCTCTTAAAAGATACACCCGGAGCGTTAATGACTGGAGTGATTGCATAATCCACCCCCGTCGTTGATTTACAATATTTAGATAAAAAAACCGTGTCTCGCCCCATCCCGCAACCAATATCTACCAGTGTCTGAATAGAATTAAATATCTTATCCTCGGCACAAAATTCAGCAAAGGCAGTAGGCTTGAGCAATTTCCAGAAATCTTTCCAATATTGTTTACTCATGGCGTCCAATGTCTTTTGTTTTCATCCCAACCGTCCATCTTACGCATGATCGCCAGACCGTAAGGAGTATATAAACGCACATATTCAAACTTATAAACCCCGGCCTCGATGAGTTTCTTGATCTCCCGGCCGCCCTCTTCCCCGGGACCGTACACGTCGTGCATGAGAAAATAGCCCTTACCCTCTCCTTTCAATTTGGGATACAGGGTCTTCATCTCATACAAAATATGTTCCGTATCGTGGCAACCGTCTTGAAAAATAAGGTCAAACTTTTCTTCGCCGAAACTGTCTTCCTTCATGGTCATGCTGTCCATGTTGATACACGTCGCGGGCAAGCCGGCGCTTTTTAACATATCGCCGGTTTTCTCCGTTTGAACAATATCAATGCCGATATAATGGTTGCCCTTCATACCGAACCGAACGCCGTTATCCTTCACGGCATGAGCCATGTAAAACGCGGTGTAGCCCTCCGCATGGCCGATTTCTAAAACCCGTTCACACCCTAATTCGCGGATAAGAAAGTAAAGCATTACCCCAAAAAAAGGTATCGTGGAATTTATATTGACCTTATGCGCCGAGTGGATAAGTTCCATCAACGGAGCCGCGTATTCGTCGAAATACTCAATGTCTTTAGGGTGTGTAACTAAACGCATATGCCTACCCCCACGCCTTTGCCTTCATAACTTTCCCAAAAAAGAAACTCGTTATGGTCAGATTTAAACGCCTGCCAAACATGGTCGAGATTGCACCCGTCAACCGCCAGATCGTCTGCTACAAGAAAACCTCCCGGTTCTACCAAACTGGCGCAGTTTTCTAAATCCCTGCGGGCGCCTTCGACGCTATGATCGCCGTCCACAAGGATAAACGAAAACTGTTTCCCCGGGTTCTTATTCTTAAAATCCGGTACAGTTTCGGCACTGTCCCCGATATAAAAATCAGGGTTGATCGGTATCGCCATCGCCGCCAAATTCATCTCTACGATTTTCGGGCTGATAAACCCGTCATTGAACACGTCAAAGAGAGCCACATAAGGATATTCCCCATGAACTATCGGGGAAAGTAACTGGCAAAGGCTTATCCCGGTGCGGCACCCGATTTCCATAACGGAACTTAGTTTAAACTGCGTTCCGATAAGCCAGGCCAAAGTGTAGGTATCCACAAACCCGTCACCCCGCTTATTGTAATGCCACATATAATTTTCCAGATAAGTATCACCCGGATTGCGGCGTTTAAGTATGCGCAGGTTATGGAAAGCCGCCCGGACTGCTACCGGAGATTGATAATTCTGCTGGAGCCAGTTTAATTTTTCTTGTGCCGTCATACCAACACCGCCTCGGAGATTATGCGCCCGCCGATATAATACCTGTCAATGGCCCGGATAACGTCTGCCGGCGTCATCAGCCAGAAACATAAAGGGATACCGTCTTTCTTGTTTTTACACGCCTCTTGGGAAGACTTCCAACATGATTGGAGACCGCAAGGCAGGCACCCATTAGCATATAAATATTGCGTAGTCGCGTAGCATTCCCAGCGCATACCTTCCCGCGCCCCCGCTATACAAACCGCGGGCTTATTAAACGCCGCGGCGACATGGTAAGGCAAACTTACGCAGGTCAGAACCCCCTCGGCGTGATAAATCACCCGGAACAATTCGCGCAAAGAAGTCTTGCCGCGCATATCCACCGCGCCTTCAAGGGTACTATGATTATGCCCGGCCGCGCCGATCTGCACGAAAGTGATTCTGTCCTTAAGGCTGGTCACGATTTCCTGGTACCAATCAAAGGGATATTGCTTGAGAGTGAAATCGCCCTTAGAACCGGCATTGATGACCCAGTACCGGCCGTCGTACCCGCCTTTAGTGATAACCGGAGACACCCAGTCTTTTTCGGTTTGAGAAAGGAATATCTCCGGCCGCATATCTGTCCGGGGAATTTTAAGATTTAAGATCTCTTCTAAAAACTCACGGTGCCCTTCGCTGAAATGCGCGCCGGTCGCGTCGCTTCGGTGAATAAGCGGGTACTGCATATCTATGACTTTGGCGCCTCCGGAGATTTCCCTGACGTGGCTTTTCGGGTCAAGATCCGCTTGAGTAAGTTTATGAAATTCACCCAACACCGTCTGATAATCGCTTTCAGCATAAGCAAACCTTGTAACATACGGGTTATTTTCATATACCTCCTGGCATGGCGTTCGTACGTCCGTAAGATATTTCCCGGGATAAGCCTTATGCAGATCGCGCAGAGCCGCGGTCATTACTAAGCAATCTCCGGGAGCTAAACGATTGACTAAAATCAACTTGCCATCCGTTACCGGCAACTTTTCCACAGATTCCACAGGTTGTTCACAAAGTTTATCGTGAAAAACGGTGCAATAATCATCAACTATCTGCCGCGGTATAAAAACACTGGCCGGGTGCGCCAAACCGCCGCCTTCGCCTTGCACCATCGTACGAAGTACCGGATTATTCGCAAAATCGACAACGGTAAAGAGGTTGTGTTTTAATTCAAAAAGCCGTTCTATCTCATGGCGAATATCCACACCCAGGAACCGGTCGTCGCAAAAGCCCTGGCCGTCAAACCGGATAGCCATGCGGTAATCGGACGAACAAAAAACGAAAGGTGCGTTGCTATGAAGTGATAAATGTATCCGTTCAATAATGCCGCGCAACTCTACCGCTGGAACGTGTTGGAGGACGTACACACAATAAGCTAAATCCATTTTAGGAAGTTTTAAGAACTCATGCGGAAGGACAGGGATGAACCGATCACTGTTGCAATTTTGTTTAGCGAGTTCCAACATTTCCGGGGAAGCGTCCACGCCGTAAACTTTGATCTGGGAATTACGTTTTAAAAGCTCCTTGGCGAGCCGGCCAACACCGCAGCCATAATCTAAAATATTTACTGCTCCGTTAACGTCTGCGGGCAAAGTAGTACCAAGTATCGCTCGGGCGAATAACGGAGTTTCCAGGCGATACCGCTCATCCATAGTCAAACCATTACAGTCACCAACGACCTGATTTCTGCCGTCCTCAAAGTTTTGCGCTTTGAAAAGATTATGGTCTTTCATTTATCACCCGCCTCTTCTGCCTCGCCTGCCGTTAAAAATGGGGGATGAGAACCCTCTCATCCCCCGAAAACTTACCGATACTGAACCTCTGTCCAAATGTTCCCGCCCGCCGGCAATATGCTCTGGTTCCAATAAATGCCGGTAGAAAACTCCTTGCCCTCGGACCACTCCTTCGTGATGGTCCCATTGGCCGTCGGGAAAACGAAAGCCACCAGGCTTGTGCCTCCCGCGGCAACCGCGTTCTGTAACGTGCACCGGTCGCCCGCCGCGCAACCCTTCCATGCGATAGTAACGGAGTAAACGTACCCTGGAAACGCCTTCACTACTCCATCGGCGGTAAGTAACGCGCTGTTCGCTAAATTCGTTGTCCTCATACTTACCTCCCTTAACCTACGCTCTCGGAAGAGCTGCTACTGGACGAACTGGAACTCGATGAACTAGAACTTGAACTTGAGGAACTCCTTGAACTTGAAGAGCTCGAACTTGAACTGGACGAACTAGAACTGGAACTCGAACTGCTTGAACTTGAACTTGAACTTGAGGAACTCGATATGGAACTCGAAGAGCTGGAGCTGGACGAACTTATCGAGCTGGAGCTGGACGATGAACTGCTGGAACTTGAGCTCGATGAAGATGAACTGCTCGAACTAATCGAACTGGAACTTGAGCTGGAGCTCGATGAGCTTATCGAACTGGAACTTGAGCTGGAGCTCGACCTCGATGAACTTGAACTCGATGAACTGATTGAGCTTGAACTGGAACTCGACGAAGAACTCGCGCTGTAACTATGCGAGTAAGAACTTATCGAGCTGGAACTCGAAGAATGGGAACTGGAACTAGACGAGGAGCTGGACGACTTCGAGGAAGAACTCGAAGACGAACTTCTACTCGAACTTGAGCTACTTGAACTCCTGGACGAACTGCTGGAACTGCTGGACGAAGAGCTGGACGAGGACGAACTCGAAGACGAGCTCGAACTCGACAGCATGACCACATCGCCGGTAGAATAAGTCGAGAGATAATCTTCACCCGCGACGCCGCTGTCATTATCCAACGCGCTTAAAAGCCGGTTCCACTGGTCAATGTACTTGTCAAGAAAATCAACTAAATCCCCATCATGCCATCCACCCTGTTTAATGCCGGCATTGGAGACATCAACTAAATTACTCGTCGCCCCGAACTTCTCCGTAGTAAACACGGTCGTCCCGTTTACTGTACCGTCCGCGGCCAGCTTATCCGCCAAAAGATTAAAGTTCGCCCTTAAACTTTTTAAGAGCGTAACCACGTCTTTAGCGTAAATGCCGGTTGACTTCAAGTTTTTCTCGTAAGTCGCGCCAACGGTGGGAGTAGTTATTCCGAGGGTAGAGGAATAATTGACGTCAGCCACGCCGCCGTCAAGGTCGAGCTTTTTCAGGACTAAGTTGAAATTATTGACAAGCGCGTTGAGCAGGTCGTAAAGACCCTTCTGCCAGTACCCGCGTTTGTCAATCATTTCAGACCAACCCATATTAACTCCTTTAGTGACCGATTAAAAATGGAGCCGGGCCACCCGGCCCAGCTCCCAAAGTCCTAGTCAACCAAAAGAGCTAACTCGATGGTCGTTCCGGTGAACTCGTCCGCCGCGCCGCCGTCGGCCTGTTTAGCCACGATGGTAATGGTCAGGGTGGAAAAGGTCGCCTGCAAAGTCTGGAAATCGGCGTCCATGCCGCCGGTGATCCTCGCGCCAAGGATAGCGTGGATAGTCCTGACACCGTGAGAGGCCGCGGTAAGTACGATCTGGTCAGAAGCCGAACCCATAGTCGCGGTGATTATCGCGATACGCTTGGCCGCCAACGGAGTTGAAATGCTTAAAGTCCCGGTAATCGTTGACATATTGTTCTCCTTAGAATTTACGTTTTAAAAATCCGGGGACAGGAACCCTCCGGTCCCCGGGTATTAACTTTTCAGGCTAAGCAGTAGCCAACGTGGTCGCCGCAGTGTAAATACCCACTACGCCGTAATCCACGGTATTGAACACGGTCTTCTGAACGCCGAAGATCGCTCCGCAAGAGATACCCCACTGGTTGCCGTCTTTAATGTTCACTAAGGTTCGCGACACCTTAGCCGCTTTTTCAGCCGCCCATACTTTCATATGGGAACAGACTATATCATCACCCGTTCTGGGTGCAAGGCGCTTCGAGCCGCTTGGCTCTACGTCGTTTCCGACTAGTCGTTGAGCTTTGCTGTTGATTTTATTACCATAAATAGAAATCATGGTATTTGTCCTCATCAACAACCTTAGTTCAGGATTGCCGTCGGCGCTACCGTTACGGTTTTCCCTGAATTCACCTTGTTATTCAATATGTCTTCCGACATAAGGGACCTACGATTTAAGTCAAATTCCTCTTCAACCCAAGTGGAGTTCTTGCCCCAGGCGATAACGCCGGCTTGCTGACCGCAAAGAACAGCTACCGCGCAGGCTTGCGAGGGCGTATAGGTGTAAACGTACTCATGTTCGTGGATGATCAGGCCGTCCCACACGCCGGCCGCGCCGGAGAACAGGGGATTGTCTTCACCACGAGTATTGGCGTCTCTTTGCGCCTGGGCCCACACAGGGTCCAGTTTCAAGTCAGCCAACTGGTACGGGTGCATGATCACGACGTAATGCGGCTTACCGTTGATTTTCAACGGACGGATCTTCGGGGAGGCCAACATCGCCATTTGTTTGGCGCGATAGAGCACCTTGGTGTCCATCTTCATCGCGGCCGTTAAATCCGTGTCAGCGGCTACGCCGCCGGCAAAGACTTTACGGGTAGAAGCGTGAACCGCGGGAGTGTTGGAAAACGTGCTGGAAGCCTTACCGCAAAGTTTGTCCAACAATTCCTGGTCAAGCCGTTCCGCCCACCAGTCGCCGAGACGTTCTTTAGCGGAAGTCCTCATCTTGTACGCGCTCTGCTTCTCGTCCATACGTCCTTTCAGGCGCACGGCGTGGCGAAGCTGGTCGATCTCGACCGTCTCTTGGTAATCGGTCATGCTCTCTTCGTTGCCTTCAAGTTCGCTGTCCCCGGTAGTACCCGCGCCGGACAGTTTCATCCCTAGGCCGAAGGTGACCTTGGAACCCGGGTTGGCCGACAAATCGGTCAATTCGTGTATCATGGAACTTTCGCCGGAACCGATAAATTTCTGCATAAACAGGTTATCGCGCACATCGGCGAATAAAGTCTTTCTCCATAGTTCGTTCCTTAACGCGCTGTTCGTAACTGTCAAAGCCATATTTTCCTCTTAGGTTCAGGCCCCAAAGCGTTTCAAGAATTTGTCCCGCTTGGCCTTCGGCAATCTGGAAAATTCGCGCTCTTCCATTTTGGCGATGTCTTTAAGTTCCATCTCGTCGTCGGAAAGAGGCGCGTCCGTGCCGCCCCCGCCTGACCCCGTAGTTTTTGGACGGTTTTTGTTTTCTTCGATCCTTTGCTCTTCCGCGGACGGCGCGGGAGCAGTAGAGGCGGCAGGCTTTTTGCCTAACCGCACTCGCGTTTTATTTATCACCTTGTCGAAACGCGGGTCGCTCTTGAGGATATGATACATCTTGACGGCCGGGTTCTCGCCGTTTTGGTAGGCTTTACCGACTTCGTTCAAGTAGTCAGGATTGTTTTGAAAATCCAACTCTTGAGCGGAAGCAAGAACTTCATCGGCGTCGTCATAAAGAAGCTGACACTCGCGCCCGCAGGCTTTTAAATAGCGCTCTTCCTGCGACCGGGCTTGGTGAACCGCGGTCTGTTGCTGCGATTTCTTAACGTCCAATTCCCGCTGTTTAGCGAGAGCTTTATTGAAATCGGCAACCGTGATGAACTCATCCGGTTCTTTGCCGGCGAAGGGACCGTCGTCCGTGGACGGCGCGGCTGGTTCCACTTTGGCCGCCCGTTCCTGGGCCAGCTTAAACCGCGCTCCGTCGCGTTCCACTTCCGCGGCCTGGGCGCGCCGGCGCTGGCGTTTGGCTTCCCAGTAAAGCGCCTGCTCGTTTTTGTTGAACTTGCGCAAATCTACGTCCTGTTCCGGTTTCTCTAACTCATCTTTTACGCCTTGCGACAAAGTATTCTCGTCGAGAGGCGCTGCCGGTACTACCGGAGCGGGCGCCGCGGGTGCCGCCGAAACTGCCGGTTTCGGGGTTTCTTTTTTGACTTCATCAGTCTTGACCCCCGCCGCGGGCTTTTCCTTGGCCGCGGGCGCTTCCGGCGGTTCATCGTCGGCCGGCGGTTCGTTTTCGCCCGGCACTTCGATCTCCACCCGTTCCTCGTTCGGCACGCTCATTATCTCTTTTTCTTCTTCGGGCGTGAACTGTTCGCCCTTCTCTAACTTGATCTGTAGATCCTCCAACCCTTTTCCATCCAAAACTATCTTAGCCATTTTGCCTCCACCTTACCGCCCCGGGAGTTGCGGTATCGCCGGTTGTGGTGTTTGCGCCGGAGCTCCCGAGTGCCCGGCCACGACGGTCTTCGCCGCCAATTCCGCCTGTTGCGCGGCTATCGCCGCCTGGCGCGTCTGCGCTATCGCGTCTTTGACTTCTTTAGAGTTCTCGATCTCCATGTAATCCACCAACAACTCGGGCGGTAAGTACTGGCCCGCCGGGGTCTTGGCTAACTCGATAAGCTGCCCGAAGATCTCGGACCGGATACTGGACGTGTTGTCAGCCTCGGCTACGACCAGATCGTATTTCGCGTCTTTGATCATCTGCAAGTATGCCGCCAACTTGCCTTCATCCAACTGGTTGATCCGCATATACTGCGTGCCGATGACTTTGCCGAGCTTACGTGCCGAGAACAAAAGCGGCATTATGCCGACCAGGAATTTGCCCATCACTTCTTTGGTGTAGCGGTAATTGTGAAATATCCGCACCAGGGCCGTGACCGCTTGGCGTATCCGCAGCCCGATAGCCTTACCGGAAGTGGTCTTGTCGGCGATACCCAAAAGGTCGGGGTTGATGTTAGAGATCTGTTTGAACTCTTCGTCAGCCGACTGCTCGCGCAGTAAGTGACCCTGCGCCGGCATGACCGGTTGTATCTGTTCCAGTTTGGTCCCCGGCGTTTGTCGCAGGACCACGCCCGGCGAAGACCCCAGTTTTTTAAGTTCCTGCCAGCCGGGTTCCGAAAGCGCGTTCTCGTCGCCTTTCCAGCCGCTATGCGCGCTGGTGTTGAGGATATGCAGATACTGCGACTTGGCTTTGTTCTTCTCGCGCTGCGGGTCTTTTAACGGCCGGGTCACGCCCATAGCCTTTAACTCTTCCGTCTCGGCGCTGGGCGACCAGTCGGCGATAAACCGGAAGAACGGGTACATCGTGGTGTAAGGCTCAAACGGCGATTTAGCGTCCAGGAGGATATGGCCGCAGACCCGGATAGCTACCCACATTTCCGGCACCTTACGGTCAAAGACTTTCGGCGCTTTCCAGTTCCGGTCGGGTATTTGCAGGACCGGCGGCATACCGGGCAGCTGCGGCGCCCCGGACGACTTCGGCTGCAGGGACGCCGCGTACCGTTCGGCTTCTTCCCTGGTCTCGAACTTTATCGCCTCGCCGTCCTGAACGATAAAATATTTCACGACCATCTTTTTGCGCCAGTATTCTTTGACGGTCAACGGCATATCCATGTCGAACTCGGGCTCGGCGATCCGGGTGCCTTCGACGCTGCGTCCGCCCGGCCGGTTGCCGTAATCGTCTTCCTCGCCCAAAACGCTTACGTTATCAACGGCCGTGTCGTTATCCACCGTGAAACCTTTTATCGCCTTTTCTTTCTTGGGAAAAAGCTCGATGAGTTTAGCCTTGGTGTAAGTGCAGACCTTAAAGACATAGCCGGCGTCTTCGTTGATGTCGTATTCCACAGAGTCCGGGTCGACGTAAATTTGCCAGGGTTTCAGGTGCAGCCAGCGTATCTCGCCGAATATCGGGTCGCGGTCATAGCCCAACACCGCTTCCAGCCAACCTTTACCGCAGGCGCACCCGTCGTCGAACTGGTACCCCTGTTTGTAAGTGAACTTGCCGACCTTATCGCAAAACAGGAAAGCCCGGTCGAACACTTCGGTAAATATTTTGTCTTCCTGGCCTTCGGGCGACACTTTCAGGCGGGACGAGTTCTCGCGGTGATAGCCGGCCACCACGTTTATCAGCGGCCGTATGCGGTTAAACACCAACGCCGGGCGCTTCTGGTCCTCCAGCGCCGCCTTCTCGTCCTCGCTCCACTGTTCGCCCAGGGTAAAGGCGTAGTCTTCCTTGGCGGTCTCTACCCAGTCTTTATGGTATTTGTAAGCGTAATTAAAGCGCTGGCTGATCTCGCGGTTAAGCGTTCCGTCGCCGGTATCGGGAGCGTCGTCCGGAAACCGCGCCGCCGGGTCCAGGTCCATATCAGTTTTAAGTTCGGCCATATTTAACTCCTCTCACGCGCACATCGCGCTTTCGACCATCGTCTCGACCGTTTCGTTGCGGTTAAAACTGCGGTCCCACCGGCTCTTGGCCTTTAAAGGCCGGGCGTCTTTAAGCGCCCACAAACCGTACACCCAGGCGTCCGCCCGGTCAGGCGAACGGCTGATATTATCTTTCGTCTTGTTCTTGGGTTCCAGTATTATCCAACCCTCGGCGCTGGGCGGCTTGAACTTCACCGCGGTGATCTGCCGGCGCAGTTCCTCGTCCTCCGGGTAGGCCACGTTCTTCTCCTGCACCTGCTCCAGCGCGTACCACCACAACTCGGTGCGTTTGTTGCCGAACTTCTCCGTTCCGGCTTTCTCGGCGCTGGAAATGGACTTGATCTCGGCTTTCGGCAGCAGCCGCCGCAGCGCGTAAATGATCTCGCCGCCTATCCCCACGCTGTCAATGCCGATAACGTCCGTCTGCCACTTGATCATCACCGACGCTATCCGGGCCGCGGCCTTATCAGTGTCGCGCTCGCCCACCATGATCACCTGGTCCACTATCCGCCCGTTCTCGAGAATGTACGTCACGCACTCGTCCCCGCCAAGGCTCGGGTCGCACCCGGCCGCCCGCCTGGTTTCGGGAATGTGCCGCTTGATGTCTCTAAGCGCCGAAAGCATGTTGCCGGTAATCAGGATATAATTCCCCTGCACGCCCGACCAGTCGCCGTCCAGGTAAGCCGCCAGAAGTTGAGGCGAGTATTTAAAAGCGTCCCGCAACCGGGCAACGTACCCGGCCGGTAAGTGTTCGTTATCCGTAGGCAACGCCGGCACGTAATGGTACCCCGACCGGGGGCTCTCGATAAAATCCTGTTTCAGCCAGCAGTCCGCCGGGTTAGCCGTGTACAGTTCTTTGTAGGGCGGCGTGATACCGCGGCAAGTCAATCGCAGCGCTGCCTGCAAAACGTCTATATCCGACCTGACCGTTTCCTCCGCCTGGTCCACCCCGATAAACGCCAGTTCCATCGAGTTGAACTTGTTGATGTTCTCCCGGTCGTCCAACCCGCCGTAAAACAGTTTCGACGCCCCGCCAAACAGTATTATCTCTTTCGCCTGCTCCCTGATCGTGTAGTACTGGTACGGTATCAACTTCTTCCACGTCTCTAACGTAGTCTTAACGAAATCCACGCCCTGCTTCCTGCCGATAAACCCCAGCGGTAACGGGTTAGGCGCCGGGAACAACCCGAACAGTTCAGTCAGATACTTGCTCCACTCCAACACCCACCAGCAGAAGAGAAAACTCTTGCCCCCTCCCTTCGCCCCGCCGTACATCACCTTCAACTCCTTGTCCTTGTCCATCAACAGACCCCAAGCCTGGCTCTGCCTGGACGTCAGACTTACTACCACGTCGCCCGGTTTTACTCCTGCTTTCTTCTTCCCCTGCGCCACAATACCCTCCACGCCATCCCGATACGTTCCCCAGCCCCCATGCTCTCCACAAATCCCCAGAAACCGTTTATCATGTCTATCTCCGCCCGCCGCTGCGCCTTCCGTATCTTCTTTTCTAACCGCTCGCTCATCTATACCCCTCTGTTTCGCATTAAGCCTATGCCCCTTAACGGAGAAGACCGGCCGGTAATGCCAGGATACGCCCCTTTCAACCTGCCCCCCTTTCCGTTCGATTTAGAGGCATTGGAGACTTTGGGATTTTTGGGACGTTTCATCTTTTTCGCCACAGACCCCCCACTTGTAGAAAGGGGAGAATTGTGAGAGGGGACCTGAATTAAAGTACTTGTTCCACCCCCCTGCCTCTTAGTCCGGGTGCCATGGGGGGTACCCTCCCCTCATCATCTCCAATAGTTAACATAATGTACATTAACGGAAGCTGAACGCTTAACCCTTTGCGTCTGTTATGCTTACATCAATAGCCTTATCCTTATCAGTTTCATGTATCTTACTTATAGTATTGTTTGTATCTGTTTGTTTACCGTTGTTTACTTGGATAACTATGCTGGGCATGGATGATTGACGATCTGTCTCCGGGCTGTTGTCCGTCCAACCCCATTGTGATTTAGCTATAAAAACTGACCAAGGCGCAAAAAAGTAACCGCGTAATGTCTGTTTGCTGATATAGTCCTTTAAATATTCTATAACTAGATTATGAGCAATTCTAAATCTAATGTGATTATCTATCCAACAACGATATAATTCCAACGAATTCAATTTTTCATCAATAATCCAATCCGTTATCGTCGGGAGCGTAGGTTTGATGGATTTAGTCAACTCACTAGCGATGACACCTTTAACAAATCGTAATAGACTAGCAGGGTGATACTCATCTTTATAATCAACTGTATTGAACTTAGACCAGGTATTTAATTGTTTTAGAGACACTGGTAAAGAGTACGCGGGTATAGCAGGTATAGTTTGACTAGACCGTAGGGACTTCCTCTTAGTTTCTAATTCAACTAGGGATACACTCATCATCTTACTTATAGCACTATATTCTTATGTATGTCAACATTTATTACAACTATCTTACTCGAGATATATATAACGTGATGTTTAGTATAACGAGTATAACGAGTATAACGAGTATAACGATGATACTGTTCGTAGTAATTGGCTATCGTTATATCTTATACGAGTAATTAGGTTAAAGAGAAATAGATATATAGGGCAAAGAGAAGAGAGAAGAGGGGAACCGGGCCAAAGCGGAACCGGGGCATAACAAAGCATGGGTCCGGATCCTATCGTCGCGCCTGGGGCTTCCTTGCCGCGTGTTTCTGGCCGCGGGGCCTGCCTGCCGGAGCTTTAGCGTAGGCAGGGGTGAGAAATGGCTCTATTGACAAGACAAGGGCTATAAATATATCCTTCTCTGGTACTGCCTTATCTAACTATTTCATCCCGAGCCCTTGACAGTAGCCTTCCTTATATGTTATAAAGGAAGAGAAGGGTGGCAGACAATATCAACCAAACAAAACCAAGGGGGGCAAGATGAAAGTAAAAATGGATTATAACAGCGCAGCGAACCAAAACATTAAGGGCAAGTTTGTCGAGCGTGAAGTTTATTGCTGTTTTAGTTATGAAATGGAAAGCATTTTACGCGCCGCAATGAATAACCCGTCCGACAAGGAATATCCGTTACCCAGCTATGACGATATAGAAAATCTATACCAATATACTTGCCCGGATTGCGGAGAAGGCTACAAGGAAGAGAGCGAAGCGAAAAGCTGTTGTAAAAGCGAGCAAGAGCCAGAGAGCGAACCGCAAGAGATTTACGAGTGGTGGATTGTATCAGAATATTTATATCGCAAGTTAAGAGAGCAAAACGAACCTGTTTTAGAGTGGGGCAATAATCACTATTGGGGCCGGTGCTGTACCGGGCAAGCCATCATACTTGATGACGTAATAAGCCGTATATGCGCGGATATGGAAATATTACAAGGGCAGGTAAACGATTGGAGCAAATAACTCCCGGCCAATGCCGGGAAGGGAGGCTTCATGACTTACTGGCAGACAGTTTTAACGATCGGCAGTATCTTCGCGCCATTCGTTTTCTGGCTATGGAACAAGCAGGCTGACGACATGGACGAACTAAAGAGGCGCAGAGATGAGGACAAGAGGCGCCTATAAAGGCATAATATGAAAAAGATCGTCGTTACCTTAACCGTTACCTTAACCCCGGCGGAATATGAGTGCGTGAAGGACTTTGAGATCAAAGCCCTGGACGCGGCCGGGCATGAGATTGCCGGGTACTGGGTTTTGAAGGATGACGTTGACAAGGAGGCGGTATGAACGTACTTTTTAAGATCGCGCTGATCGTCTTCGGTATGATTATCTTCACGACTTTATCGCAGCGGCACAAACCTGAACCTTTGCGCGGGACCTGGGTATCGTGCCGGGGCGATATTTGCGAAGGAACCGATCCGTACACCGGCAAGCACATAGTCCAGCGTTACGACCAGCTCAACGGAAAGTTTTACGATAAAGCTACCGGGAAATATAGAGGCTTTAAAGACACGCCGAAATAAAGGGAGCAGGCATGACCGGACAAGAGGCATTGTCTATCATCAAATTGTACATGATCAAGCACAGCCTGACCCAGCGGGCCATGGCTTACATCGTCGGCACGGACGAAACTACACTTTCCCGGTGGGTGCGCTGGGGCAAGGTGGGCAGGCGCTGGATGGTCCGTCTTGAAGAGCAGGGTTTTTTTCTTGATCGTTGACCGCCTTTAACCGTTTGATCTCGTCGGTTAATCCGTCAATCACTACGCAAACTTTTTGCAGCCGGACAGTTAAACCGATCAATAGCGGCAAAGCCCAGAATATCTGCGGCGTTCCTTTGGGAATATCTATGCCGATAAACTTCGCCAACCGTTCGACCTCCGCGGCACAATCCTCTTCCGGGATGACTTGGGCCTGCCCGACGATCGGTATTTTCTTATTTAAAATATTCATCTATCCTCCCCGACAATGACCCACAAAAACACCGCTAACAATGTCAGACTAATCACTACCCAGACCATACAACCCCCCATATACGCGCCGGTTGACCACTTCCCAGGGCTCTAGTGGAGTATTGTACTGGATATAAAACTCCGGGAGCCCCCACCATTTGCCATGCCGGTATATCGCGCCGTAGTTCAGCCGTTTAGACCAGTAAAACGGCTCATCCTGATAAAAGTACCGCTTAAAGCCGTTGGCCTGCAGCCAGGCGATCGGCATGGCCGCGGGCTTTACAGGCTTTCCATTTCCCTGACCGCTATTTCCCGCAGATGTTTCGCCGCCCATGGTAGATCCGCCTTGCTCCAATGTTTCGTCACAAAATCCCAAGTCAAGCGCCCCTTATGATTATAACATACGAACACGCAAAACCCGTCGGCTTTCCCCATTTTTTCCAGCAATTTGTCCGGTTCGATCATCGGTTTGTCGCCTTCCATACCACCTCCAAAAGTTCGTCTGCCTTCACCCAATCCCTGATGTTTCTGGGATGGCGCAGCGCGCCGACCCATTTATCTATCGCCGCTTTAAGGTTTTCCCGAAGCGCACTATCGCCGAGCAGATGTTTATCGTATTCCTTCTTGGTAATAACGACATAATTCTGCTTGTCGAGCAGCTCCACCATCGCCCGGGCCCCGTCAAGAAACTTCTTTTTATCGCCCGGCGATAACTCTTCCCACTTCCCGCCTTTGACCTGCGTGTAATACGTCATCTGCGCTACTTCCAGTACTATTTTGTCCGAATTAACCATGGCCTTGCCTCCCTTTTCGCTTTCTTCTTCCACCCCTTACACCTAATCCCTGAAACACGTCTATCTTCTACGCCAAAGATAGAGCAAACATACATGAGAACGGTTTTGCTATATTTACAGCCTTTGCAGGTTTTCACCCCTTCACCTCCGCTTTAGATTTATCTGCGTCAAACAATGCGTTGCATACTTTTAGCATATCTGTAAACCAACACAATGCTTTAGGCGACATAGGCATTTCGTTATGGCTACCAGAATGTTTAGAAAAATAATAATCAAAAATGAATTTTTCGTCTTTAATTTCTATGGCTATTTTCATCCCCTCACCTCCGCTTTACTCGCTTTCATCAATAGTGTTTAAATAGTAATCTTTTAATTTTTTCTTGCCATGTTTCATGCCTTAACCTGAATAGTCTATTTTTCTTGATACGTTCTCTATTTTTGCTATACCATTCGTCTGAACCTTTATTTTCATAATTAAATTTCTCGTTGTTCAACCTTTCGTTAATCTCATCCTGTGATAATATTTTTCCCGATACCGCGTCTATATATACTGATTCGTAGTTAGAAAATAATCTAACCTGCAAAACCCCATAATATAATCCATCCTGTCCAGCCAACCACGGCAACCCGCAATGATTCTTTT